GTTTCCCAGTCACGATCCCAGCAGGTGTAAGAAGTCAGGTAGCAGGTAGGGGAGCAAACATTGCCTTGCTAGATGACGTCATGTCAGAGGAAGACTCATTTAGTCAGACAGGTAGGAAGTATATTAAGGAGTGGTATCCTGCAGGTTTACGAACAAGACTTATGCCTAATGGGTCAATTATTATTATTAATACAAGGTATCACTATGATGACCTATGTGGTTGGCTGTTAAAGCAGGAAAAGACTGCAGAGCAAAATACCTATCCCTGGGAAGTTATTAGTATTCCGGCATGGTTAAATGAAGAAGCAGCAGAGTTACTAGACCTGCCTGTAGGTAGTTCGTACTTCCCTGAGTGGAAATCAGACGAGATACTACGAATAGATGAACAGGAAATAAGAGCAAGTAATGGTGCAAGGTATTGGAACTCATTATATATGCAAGACCCTTCCCCTGATGATGGTGGTATTATTAAAAAGAAATATATAAATTGGTGGGAGTATGAAGACCCTCCTGAGTGTCAGTTTGTAATACAGACATATGATACTGCTTTTAGTACTAGCAGAACTGCAGACTATAGTGTTATACAAACATGGGGAATATTCCATGACTATGACGAGGACTATGGACATTCTTCTCACTTGATACTACTAGGTAATACAAGAGGTAGGTATGAGTATCCTGAACTTAGACGTATTGCACAGGATTTGTATAGAGATTTTAGACCTGATGTATGTATTATAGAAAGAAAGGCAAGTGGTCAGTCTCTTATACAAGATATGCGTAGGGCAGGACTACCTGTATTAGATTATCTTCCTGATAAGGATAAAGTTGCCAGAGTGTATGCATCTACTCCTATGATGGAAGCAGGAAGAGTATGGTTACCCAAAAATAAAATATGGGCAGATGATTTGTTTTCTGAGTGTATGTCATTTCCTAATGGCTCACATGATGACCAAGTAGACTGCCTTACAATGGCAATACATTATATGAAAGATAGTTGGAACTTAACACATCCAGAAGACCCTTCCTGGGAAGATGAAGGAAGTAAAAAGGACAAAAGGGTTGCGTACTGGAGGGTATAACAGTATAATGAAGATATTCAAATATAATACTGTAACCTATTGTGTAGAATGTGGAGCAAAACGATATAGTAGATATTGTAAATGTAATAGGTTACCTGTAAAAATAAGTAATTCACCAGTAATAAAAAAATATAAAAGTCCAATAATAAGGAAAGAGAATGGCAGTAGAAAAGAATCCTAATGAAGAAATAGCTCAAAACAATGTTATTAATCTTGACATTCAAAAAGAAAATGTTATGGATAATGTAAGCTTTGAACTTGACCCTGAAACAGGTGAGTTAGAAGTTGAGTTTGAATCTGACATAACAGAAGAAGTTAAAGAAGAACAGGGAACTTTTTATGAAAACCTTGCAGACCTTATGGAAGAAGAAGACTTGCAGGACATTGCTAATACTGTAATAGAAAAGTATGATGCAGATAAATCTTCTAGGTCAGAATGGGAGTCAATGTTTGAAAGAGGATTTGACTTACTAGGATTAAAACTTGAAGATACTACAGAACCTTTTGAGGGTGCAGCAACTGCAGTACATCCATTACTTATTGAATCAGCAGTTAAGTTTCAGAGTAAAGCAAGTGGAGAGTTATTTCCTTCTAAAGGACCTGTTAAAGTACAGATACTAGGTGACATTACAGAAGCAAAACAGAAACAGGCAAATAGAGTTCAGAACTTTATGAACTATCAGGTATCAGAACAAATGCCTGAATACTTTGACGAAACAGAAAGAATGTTGTTTCATTTGCCACTACTAGGTTCTGCATTTAAAAAAATATATTATGATGATTCACTAGATAGACCTGTAAGTGAGTTTGTACCTATTGACCAATTTTATGTATCGTATTATGCAACAGACTTAAGAAGAGCAGATAGATATACACATATTCTTTATAGAAGTCCTGTAGAACTTGCAAGACAAATAAATGCAGGAATGTACAGAGACATAGACTTGCCTGACCCTGAACTTCCTAGACAGTCAGCAATGGCAGAAAAAATGGATACAGTATTAGGACTTAGTCCTTCTACAGATAGTGACCCTCAATATACATTACTAGAACAACATTGCTATCTTGAAATAGAAGATTATGACACTGCCTGTCCATACATTGTAACTGTAGAAGAACAGTCACAGAAAGTATTATCAATTAGAAGAAACTGGAATGAAGATGATAAAACAAAACAAAAGAAAATGTTTTTTACTCATTACAGATTTGTTCCTGGGTTTGGGTTTTATGGCTTAGGTCTTATACATTTCTTAGGTAACCTTACTATGTCTGCCACTGCAGCAATGAGAAGTTTAATTGATGCAGGTCAGTTTGCAAACTTACAAGGTGGATTTAAAGCCAAAGGTGTAAAGGTTGTAGGAGATAATGACCCTATTGCTCCAGGTGAGTTTAAGGAAGTAGAAGCAACAGGTATGGACTTAAACAAATCTATTGTAATGTTTCCATACAAAGAACCTTCAGGTACTTTATATAATATGATGACTTATGTAGCTGGAGCAGGTCAGAAGTTTGCAGATACCACAGAGCAAATTATAAGTGAAGGCTCTAATTATGGTCCTGTAGGTACAACCATGGCATTATTAGAAGCTTCAAGCAAATTCTTTTCTGCAATACATAAAAGATTACATAAGGCACAAAGAGAAGAGTTTAAAGTTCTTGCACGTATTGACTCAGAAAGTTTACCCCAGAGATATCCTTATGATGTCCCAGGAGAATCTTCAGAAATATTTAGAACTGATTTTGATAAAAAGATTGACATTATACCTGTAAGTGACCCTAATATTCCTTCATCTGCTCACAGGCTTATGATGACAAACATGGCAATGCAGGTAGCTCAGAACGCACCTCCGGGTATGTTTAATATGGAAGCATTAAATAGAACTTTACTTAATGCCGCAAATATTCCTAACTTAGAAAATATTATGCCGGATAAACCTAAACCAATGCCACTTGACCCTGTTACAGATATTGAAGCAGCAACTAAGGGTTTACCTATAAAAGCATTTACAGGTCAAAACCATGATGCACATATTCAGATAAAGACTATGTTCTTACAAGACCCTGCTAATGGTGGTAATCCTATTATGCAAAGAGTAAGTCCAATACTTCAAGCTAATATACAAGAGCATGTAGTAATGAAGTATCAGGAACAAGTAAATGGTATTACTAGACAAATGATGTCTCAAGCACCTCAGGGTGACCCTAATGCTCAGAACCCTAAAGTCATTGAGCAAGTTATGGCTCAGGCTGCACAACAGGTAATGCAGGCAAATCAGGCACAGGCTCAACAAGGTGGTTCACCTGAACAACAGATGGTACAAATGGAAGCTCAAAGACTTGGACTTGAAAAAGAAAAAGTTCAGGCACAGCTTGCAAAGGAAGCTACTGAAGGTGCATTAAAGAATAGAGACCTTGACCTTAAGGAACAAAAGATTGCTCTTGATGCTTACAAGATAGGAGCAGAAGGTTTACTTAAAGCAGAAGAAAAAGAAAAAGACAGAAATACTGACCAAGCAATGAATGCAGTCAAGATGCTTGTTGACATGATAAAGCAGGGTGACTCTATTCAAAGTGCAGAAAGTATAAAAACTTCTGATGTTCTTATTAAAATGCTAGAAGATGCAAAGAAAGAAAAGGGTGAATAAACTATATGCTGTCAGATGAAATAAGTAAAGCATTAGAAAAAGAAATCCAAATAATAAAAAATTCCCTTGCAAATGGTTCAGCTTCAGATTATCATACGTACATGAACTGTGTAGGTCGCATTGCAGGTATTGAATGGGCTAAAGCAGAAATTAAAAACATAACTAAAAAAATGTTAGATGAAGAGGATGACGATTAATGCAACAACCAAGTATGGGAGCAGCAACTAAGAATGATATGTGGATAACAGAAGAGCATGTAGAAGACCCTGCAGTACTACCTGTTATTCCAGGATTTCATATTCTTGTAAGACCTATATCTATTAAAGAAAAAACAAAAGGTGGATTATACTTACCTGATTCTGTAAAGAATGACATTGCTTACTTAACTACAGTGGGTAAGGTTCTTGCAGTAGGAGACTCAGCTTATTTAGACGAAGCAAAGTTTCCAAAAGGACCTTGGTGTAAAGCAGGAGACTATGTATGTTATGGTAAACATTCAGGTCAAAAGTTTTTTTACAAAGGTACTAAACTGTTATTATTATATGATGACCAAATTTCTATGGTTGTAGAAGACCCTAAAGATTTAGACCCAACATATAA